ATTACTTCTACGAACTTCATTTCTGAATTTCGTAAGAATATTAGTAGATTAGAGTATGTTTCAAGAATAGGGGTTACCCCCTTGTTTTTGATTCGTACTTTTATCGGATTTGACTGACTTTTACAGTTAGCCAAATTCCTCCCTCGTAAGTCTATCAAGAAGTTGGAGTTAGGACCTCGTGTCCTAACTACATTTCCTGACGGGCTTTTTAAGAATCGATATATTGCGTTAGCCGATTGGCTCACACAAATGACGCTTGCTCCCCTCCATCATGTGATAATGGAGCTTCTCCGATTAAAAACCGGAGGAACTGACTATACTCATGATCAAGGTACTTCAATCGACACCGCCATTAAGATATATAACAAAGGCCGTAAAGCCTGATGTTTTGATCTTTCCGCAGCAACTGATCGACTTCCGATTCAACTTGAATCAGGAGTTCTCTCTTGTTGTGGGATATCAAAACTAGGGGTAGAGTCATGAAAGTTCCTGATGGTAGGTATTCCATTTTCCAGTCCACTTGGTAACGTAAGTTACAAAGTTGGTCAGGGAATGGGTACATACTCATCTTGAACCTCCATGGCCCTACTACACCATTATCTGATCCGCCTTGCAGCGTATCAGGTAACAGGTACTCCTAAGTTTCTTGATTATATAATCCTTGGTGACGATGTCGTTATCTTTAGTGAGCTCGTGGCTAATCGATATTTTTCCATCATAACGTCAATTGGAGTCTCAATCTCGCTTCCTAAAACTATTCGTCCTTCGACGGATAATCTTAGTGGAGTTGAGTTTGCCTCCAAATTGATCGTTAATGGTGTTAATATATCGCCTATCCCTCTTGGTTTGTTACTTCAACGTGATTCAATTAGGCTTTGCAACCTATTTGTTTATATCTTTGAAGCTTCATTCCAATTAGGAGGTCATGAACTCATAGAACGTGTGTTAAGATGTATCCCCTCTTGACTAAGGAGGGTATCCTCTTTCAAGGACAGTGACTTTAAAGTCCCGTCAGTCCGCGAGGACTGACTGATTTTCTTAGGTTTTTACGTTGGTTATGCCAACTATCGAAAGATAATTGACATAGCCAAAGTAGAACTAGGGAGAGAACTTAGAAATAGAGCACCCGTTAAGGGCTCACTCTTTTCTGGTACCTCCCTAGGACTGTTCCTAGAGGGTGTTCCCCTTCATTTCTGAGAGGAGATACACCAAAAGTTCGAGTTGGATACACTTGAGACCTTTAAGCATAGCTTTAGGTATGTATGTAATCAAATGGGGAAACCCAATTTGCTTCGTACAATCCTAAAAGATATGCCTAAAGGTAAGCTTCAGTCCTTCCTCTTAAGTAAGGAGTCTGAACATTTCAATACTATTATTATGACGCCTGTTTCCAGGTGTTATTATGATGTAGTGAGTGTTCTGAAAACCCTTCTTAAGAAGGAAGCCCTTTTATCTAGTATATCAATATATCCGATTAATCAATGGGGAAACATCGTTTTCCCAAAGGATGGTCAGATTATTGAATATTATATGAAAGGAAAGAATGTTGATTTCTTAACCCTTCTCAAGAGAGAGGGCCTCTTAGAAAAGATTTCTTTTCTTGCTATAGGCCCAAAGTCACTGGTTAGTGATTTCCGAAAGGAATTCATGCCAATGTCTATGGGTAAGGGAAGTTTAAGTTCCTTTCTTACGCAATGGGTTGTAAAGCCCACTGTGATAAGTAAGTATTTAGCTTCTCTGTACTATTTCAAGTCAAGAGGAGTCTTCTCTAAGGGGCCTTTATTGACACCAAAGCAAATTCGCAAGAATAAGCCTGGTGTTAAGGTCTCTTATAAGAGTTAATGATCATCAATATTCTGATTGAAGCATGTGATGTTGTGAAACAACAGTTAACACTTAGTGACTTCAGCAGTCGGCGTGGATTGACCTTATTTAAAATTTAGGTAATCTCCTGGTATCGTGGGTTCAAGACCCACCTTCTATTAATCCCAGAAGTATGACTTATCGTGAGGTAAGTCCGGCCACAGGCGACTGTGAGGGCACAGTGTGATTAACTG